CTTCCCACCCACGGTGACGGGCCTTCACGCCCTCCGGTGTACTGCCACGGCTGGTACTCGCCCAGTGGCTTCCATGTCCCCGAATCCGGGTCCCAGTTTAGATTTTCGCTGCCAAGCCAGTCTCCGGTGTCGCCTCCCCATGCTCTGCCGGTGGGGGCACCGCGTCCTAACCACTCCTGAAAGCTCGGATCGGTTGGTGTCTGTTGCGCCCATGCTGCGGTCGAGGGGTCCATCCCGCCGGTATGAAGCTGTATCTGGCCACCAGATGGGACACCCGGTGTCGCGGTATCGGCAGGTGGATTGATCGCGTCAGGGACCGTATTCGGGTCCGTTGTCGTCCCGTCCCACCAGCCTCCATCTGGAGTCCACTCGCCCTCCCACTCCCCGTTGCCGTTGCCGTTGCCGTTTCGACGATTTACCCCATTTGCCATAGTCGTTATCCAGATTCAAGGTCAGTCAACGCCGCCGATGGTGTTGGGGTTGTCATCCACAGAACCGTTGCCGTTGCCGTTGTAATTCTTTCTTGGCTGGGTGTCTGGTTGAGTACCCCCTGGAGTTGCTAGTGGATTTGCTGGTGGATTTCCAACTTTCCCAAAATTGCCACGCCGGTCGGCCCCGGCAAAGAGAGGCAGTTCCCCGCCAATCGAAAGGTTCCCCAGCGCATCCGTATCCACCCCCAGAAGTGTCAGTGCGGCTCCCAGTTCTCCAAAGCCGCCGCCAACCTTGGGCGCAGCCCGTGAGGGTTGACGAATCCCCTGATACATAGGAGCGTCCACCCCCGCTGCTTCAAAAGCTACGCGGCCACTCGGGTCCCAACGGGGGGCACCCGGAAAGAGCCAGCGACCGGCTCCTTGGGGATACACGAGGTTATCCTCGGGAAACGATCCTTCCTGTCCCGGCTGCGGGGCACCAAATCGGATACCCGGAGCGCCCAGAAGGTCTGGACGCACCAGTGCCGGGTCAAGCGCAGGAGCCGTCACACTCACATGCGGTCCCGCAAACTGTGGGAGCGGTTGAACAAAGGCGCTTGGAAGAGAAACGGGCTGTTCAGCCCTTGAGGTGGCGACACCGCCCATATGTTCGATGTTTCGCAGACCGCGCTGATAGAGTTGCGGAAAATTCAAACCCCCCAAGGTATTAAATCCAACACGCTCTCCCGAGCCACCACCAGCGGCTCCCGCGAGTCCCTGTCCGATCCCACCAATTCCTGCGGCGATAGGAAGTGCCCATGCTGATTCCATTATCCGTCTAGCTCCTTGAGTAACAGTACTCCCGGCTTGGCGAGATACCCCAACCGCTTGGCGAGTCCCAAGGCCCGACGATTGGTGGCAAGGACTACTCCGACCAATCGCCGCATCCCGTGATCTTTCGCAAACGCTTCAGCCATCTTTGCCGCCGCAATACTGTACCGTCGTGACGACGGTTCCACATACAAACTTACCGATCCATGATCCCGCGCTTCAGAAAGCCACGTACCGACACACAACCCAATCGGAGTCTCGGCACGATCAATCATGCGAAGCACGGCACGCCCCTGTTGCTGGGCCTGAAGCAGTCTGTTGAGCGCGAGTGTCCATGCCAACTCATCAGGCAGGACGGCTCCCAATAAGGCTTCGAGACCGTCACGATCCTCCCCGTACCACTGCCGTACCGGATCGATGTCGCGTGATCCAAAAGGGCGTAGGGACAAGTGAGCCATGTCTCCACATCGCAGTATACCTTACTGCGCTACTTGCAGCGTAATCATGCCGCGCACATCCACGTTGTTCGTGATACTCGACGGCCACGCACTGTGGTCCGTCTTGTAGCAATACAAAATCGTGCTGCCTCCGGTGGTGACATAGCCTTCAGTCTCCACACTGCCGCGAATCGTCAGGGGGCCGGTGTAGTTCGTATCCGTAGCCGACATTCCCTTGGGCAGCGTGATCCGCAGTTCGTTGCCCATGCTGCTGGAGGTGGTCGTATCCTCCAGAAAGAAGTTCACCGCCAGAAACCGCCCCATCTTGATGTACTGGTAGAGTTTCTGATCCGCACTCGCCACCGTCCAGGTGCCCGTATTCGCCGTGAAGTTGCCCGCCGCAAACGGCACCACGTTCCAGGCCAGTTCCTGCTGTATGCGCTGGAGCCGTCGCCGGGTATCGAGGCTGGCGAAGTAGAGCGACCGCATGGCGCGTTCCGTCACCAGTCCAGACTCCTCCCGAATCCGCGCAAAGTCGGGGGTGGGGAAGTCCAGCGGGATATTGCTGCGTGCCATCAGGTGTTAAACCCTTTCAGGGTCTTAGCCAGATTCGCCTGTCGTTTGGTCCGCGTCGAAGCCGTCGATCCGGGGGCTGTGACCTCTCTGGCATACGCTGACACACTCTTGCCAGCCTTCTTCGCTTTTCAAGTGAACGCCCCAGGACGCTTGATCGCATCCGAAATCCAGTTCTTTGTTCGTCGCTGCACCATTACTGCAACCGCCTCGTCGCTTCCGGCAGCACCTGAAAGCCGAGGGTCATCCCCTCCAAGCTCCAACTGCCGTTGGCGGCATCGTCGCTGATCCGAATCCGACAGCCCACATCCTGAATGTAGTCGCCGTTGGACCCCTCCAGATTGATAATCTTCTGCACCGAGTCAAAGGGCAGCGTGATGTTCGACCCGTCAGCGGTCTGAATCCCGTTCCCGTCAGATGTAATCAGTTGCAGCCCCAACGGTTCAATCGACTGACTCGCGGACCCGCGTCCCACGGCATCATCCGAGGACGCGCCACTCATCCACTCCACCGTGAGCGTGACATCCGACTCGGCTTCCGCAATCAGATCCAGCCAGCGGAACCGCTTGATATACGGCATCAGCTGCTGGGGATTTCGGACATCCCAACTGTTGTCCGTCCCGTAGACCACCTTGGTCATCCACCGGGCAGGAATGTTCGAGCCGTCAAAGCTGTTGCCGCTGAAAAACTTGTAGCAGAACCCGCCTTTGGTGGTCTGCGCTTCGCCAGTCAGCACAATCTGGGTGTCCGTGGCAGTCTCGATGGTCGTGGAAGCCGCCATCGGCATATCAGGCCACACATACCAGACCCCCCAGCGATAATTCCAGACCACCGCTTGGGTACATTCGTCCTCCAGTGCCGTGGCACTCGGCCAGAACCAGACCACATGCCCATTTTCGACATCATGCACCGCATGAATCTTCGTGCGCTGGGCATAGAGATAGGTCTTGAGGGTTTCCTTGACCGGTGTGGAAATGATGATGTCGTTGTTGCCGTCAAAGAGGCGAATGTCGCCCAGGGGCGTGAAATACGCCAGCATCACCCGTGAGGTGGTGACGTTCTGCCCCGAGGCATCGGTATAGACCGCCCCGGCGGGCACCTTGATGACGGAGCGGTGCGAGACCGTGCCCGTGACCGCATTGGACTTGGTGCGTACCCAGTCCATGATGTCGGAGACTATTTGTCCGGTGCCACTGACGGTCCAGATGGATCGTTCCTGAAAAGCGACCAGCATTCCCTCGAAGTCCCCATGAAGTGCCGTGAGGATGTCCCCCACTGAACTTTGATCTGTGAAATCGAGGTAGTTATTGGCCCCCACCTGATCGGGTTCGCCGGGATCGGACCAAAACACGCGACGGGGATTGGTGTCGGTGCGTCCCCACCAGAGGCGTTGCTTATGCGGTTCACAGAAATACGATCCGGTGGCTGGGGCATCTCCATGCTCCTGTAAGAGTCGATGTTCAAGAATGTCAAGGTCCGACGCATTGTCGGTGATACTGGTCGTGGTGCGTCCGTCGATAAACGTGACGAAATAGAAGTTCGCCCCCGTCCCGGTGGTGCGGTAGAGTTCGTAGCCCACAACGTCGGCGTCTGAATCGGCTGCCCATGAGAGATCGGCCTGTTCGTCCTGCAACTGGATGATGTTGGAGGTCACCGACCCCGCACTGCGAACTTCATCGCCATCCACGCTCACCATCTTCCAGCTATAACTGCCGTTCAGTTGCCCGGAGGCGGCGTTGACGGCGGCGGTGATCGTCGGGGACTTCGCGGAGGGTCCTGCCGTACTGAGCGCACTGCCGTTCCAGAGACGGGGGGCGACCACCCCATTAGCAAAGAACAGATCATTGTCCACCTGGGCAAAGTCAGGGATAGCGTCCACTGAGCCGCCGCCCAGATCCGCAATAAACGTCCACGCCACGCCATCATTGGTCGAGTACCACAGTTCATACTCATCCGAGCCGTCGTCAAAGACCCCGAGGAGTTGGCGCGTGAAACTCGCCCCCGTCTGTCGATAGGCGCGAAGGTCTCTCAGGCGCGTGGCGCTAGCGCCGGTATTCGTGGTGACCGCTGAACTGTTCTGCTTGGCGTAGCCGAGAATCTTCTTCGCCCGTCCGAGTTTATCGATCCAGAGATTCCGCGACCCACTGCTGGAGTAGATCGTCGGGAGCGCCACAGAGTGAATCCCCTCCTGCGTCCCGAGAAAGACCGTGAAGGTCTGAGTCTGGATCGGATAGGCCACAATGCGTCCTAACTGGGCGGTTCAGGCCACGTAATATCCGTGGGATCGTCGTGATCCTGCGGCACATCGCGGAGGCTCTGGCGATAGGCAAACCACGCGGCTTCTTCGACACCCGACAGTTGGCTGTCAGCAAGCGCCGTCCAGTCAGACCCCGAAAGACGACCATTGCGGTCTACGCGCACGGCCTCCCATGCGACCGCTTCCATCGCGGCTGGGCCGTCATGGGCTTCGATAATCTCGGTGACCGC